CTCCGTCAATACCTTTGTAAATGTCCTCGGTCATTTTTTGCTCCTATGCCTTGTAGCCGTAAACTTGAATTGTGCCTGTCATTGTTCCAGCGCTAGGTGAAATCGTTAGCCCTGTGTATTGAGTATTGTTATTCCACGCAAAGCCGCTTAGGAAAGCCGTTTCAAATCCGACGTTCGTAACGTAGAAACCACTAGCGACTCCATTAGTTTTTGTACCTAAATTAGGTGACATTAGATCGCATACGGCGGTATACATTCCCGGATAGGTAGTGCTTGCGCTGCCTAGTCTGCCGACCGCACTAGCACCCGTAACAGCTGGTGCTACAGTCAAAATGCTTCCGCTTGTTGCGTCAACGTCGCTTGAAATTCTAAGCGCTAATTTAATATCGACGTTACTCGTCGAAATTGCCGTAAATCGTAAGAAAATTCTGTACGAGTCGTAAGTGCTGCTAAAAATAGAATTCACTTGTTGAGATGAAACGGCTGAGAATGACGTCGTGTTAATTAGAACGAAGTCAGAACCGCCAGCTGTTGCCCACTCCGGAGCTGTTGCTCCTGAGTTCACTTTTAAAACCTGACCAGCTGTACCAATTCCTAAACGTGTGACGGCGCTTGATCCAGTTGCGTAAATTACGTCGCCCGCTGTTGTAACTGTTGACTTAGGGATAGCCGCGTTAGCTGTTGTCTGAGCTGTGCCCGCTGCCGTATTAGCTGTATTAGCTAAATCGTAAGCCGCTTTAGTAGCTGTTGGAGTCGAAGCTAGAACGCTTGAAGTCGTTGAAGTTGAATCGCTAAGCTGCACCGCACCGACGACGCTTGTCGTAGCAGCGTTAATTCCAATAGTTACAGCGCCAGCGCTGCCGCCCCCTGTAATTGGGCTAGTGACGTTTACAGCCGTTATATCGCCTTGATCGTTAGGTATCCACGCAAAATCTAAATCTGTTGCGCTTGCCTTAGATAGAATATAACCATTAGCGCCGCCTAATAAATCGGCGAAATCGGTATCGACCGCCTGACCAAATACCTCAAAGTCGGCTGGTAAGTCGGTAACTAGATCGGTGCTCGTTGGCATTTGCCAGCCGAAGTTACTCGTTGGATTAGTCATGTTTTCTCCTTATGCTACGACTAACGCGGTTTCCCACGTTAAAGACCCGGATATAGTATTCCACGCTTCGGCTATTGGCACTTGCTCCCACGACATAGCTTGCAGCGAATAACTTAGTGGCGACAGATTAAGCGTTATGGATATTTCATTATAGGCAGCCTTAAACGACCAGCCCTCGACGAATCCCTGAAACGTTCCGGCAACCATGTTAGGCGGTAAATCGCTTATTCTTAAAGGTAAGCCCATAAACGCATTTATAAGCGAATCGCGATCCACGTCGTCTAACTCAGGATTAGTAAGCTGATAGGTAATAGCTGTAAAATTGGCTTGCGGTGCAGCTCTTAGCGTTAAATAAAAATCGGCTTGATCTTGCGCGTCGGCTTGATGTTTAACTGTTGTACTAATTGCCTGAGCTAAACGCCCGTAAAGGTCGATTGAGTTAATGTCCTCGGCGCTTACTTCTTGATTCGAATTAGTGCCATATTTGAGCGTAATATCGTTCCGCACGTCGCCAGCTCGGGTTTCAATCTTAAGTCCGTTAAATAGCGCGTGATTAGCTGTTAGCTCGGTGTAGCCGTAAGTGGCTAGGTAAACCGATCTATGAGTCGAATCGGCGTAGCTAATTCGACCCTGAGAATCCTCGTATATGTAGCCCAATCCAGACGTCGCGAGAGCTGCGACAAGTGAATAAATATCGACGCGATCAGCTGATCGAGCCGCTAACTCGTAATTACCGGGCTGATCTATCTCACCTAATCCGACGTTTTGAGCATTCGCCCACGTTTCCGTCGGATCGTAGTTAGCCCATTGTAAAGCCGCCGGAACTTCGCCCCAGTTATTTAAAAGTAAATCTTGGAGAATATGGTAAATCTGATCGCCGTCGAAATCTTGAACCAGCGTTCCGTCGGTCAGCGCTTTAGGTAAACGGCTTAGCGCTCCTAGCGCCGTTATTTTTAGAACTTGATTTATTCCAACCGATCCAGCTGTAATAATTTCAACGCCGAAATCGACGACAGTTCCGCCAAATATGGGAACGTAAGTCGCGGTTGAATCTTGTAGCTCAATCGTTACTGAATCGTTTATCTGTATATTGACGATCGCTTGCGTTAGGTTTAGCAGCTCTAAATTACAGTAGCCCGCCTGAGCCTGTTGGTAAATGTTATTCCGACCGCTCGTAATAGTTAGATTTGCCAGCGTGTAAGTCGTATATGCAACGCCCTGAATCTTTACGCGCCAGACTGGGTTAAATACTGTCATTAGAACGCCAGCGCATTAGCGCCATTAGTGCCGCGATAGAAACTATTATTTAACACGTCAACGATTCGTCGAGCTGTGCCTTCTTGGTCGATTGCGCCAGATACGTTTATGTAAATGTTTGATCCGCCGCCGCCTAATTTGTTATTTGGAATTATGCGTCCGTTACTAGATGGCACGAATAATTCTTGACCACGTTCTCCGACGATATAAGGTTTATTAGCTGTTACTAGACCGCCAGTAGCAAGTTTAGGGATCAGCTCTAAATCTTTTGATCCGGGCTTTAGATTATTGACTATGTTATAGCCTCTGATAAGTAAGTTTACGACGCTGATAGCTGCGTTAATTCCAGCGACGACGCCTTGAATTGCTTTACTTACGCCGTTAATAATTAGCGCAACGCCTGACCATGCTGTCTTAAAAGCTCCACCTAAGAACGCTGCGAAAGGTTTAGCAACGACCAAGAACGCCGTAACGCCAGCGCCTAACAGCTTAAAAAATCCTGTGTTGTCCTCGATCAGATCGCCGACGGCTTTAAAGACTGTTTTAACGCCTTCCAATACTGGAGTTAAACCAGCCTTAAAGATTGGCACGACGTATTTGTTTAGGTAATCCCAAAGAGCTGTCAAGCTGGGAATAAAGGTGTCTTTGAAATAAGTTCCAAGAGTGGTAAATACTGGCGAAAGTTTCTCACCAATATCTGTCGATAGCGTGGTAATAATTGGAACGATCTTGTCTGTAAATATAGTAAGTAGCGGTGTAATTGCGTCAAGTACGAACGCTCCGACAGTTTCTTGCCCCTCACTAAACGCAAGTTTCAATCTGTCCATCTTGCCAGCAAAGGTTTCGGCTTTCTCCGTAGCTTGTCCGCCGAAAGTATCACCAAGTAATTTAGTAACTTCATCAAGGCTCATAGTCTTAAGATCGGCAGCGTCTAAACCTAATCCGAGTTTAGCTAAACCTCCTACGTTGCCTTCAACCGCCTTACCTAACGCGTTAGATACGGCCTCGAGTGATTTGCCTGAACCAGCTGAAATGTCAAATGCTAAAGTAGCCAGTTTCTGAGCTTCCTCAACGTCGCCAGTTGCGCGAGTTAATCGCTCAAGCGCTGGACGTAATTCGTCGTCTGTAATACCTAGCGATAAGCCTTGTTTCGTAATATAAGCTTCGGTAGCGGCTACTGTTTCGTCCGTCGCTCCGGCAACGTTTTTTAATGTAGTTGCGAGTTTAGTTTGTGCCGCTTCGTCCTCAATCGCTGACTTAACGCCATCGACTAATAGTTTTCCAGCATAAGCGACAGCAGCAGCTCCAGCAACGGCAAATGCCGCCGCAGCTTTTCCGCCGAAATCGCCTAACTTACTTCCAAAGGTTTCTGTTTCGGTATTAGCTTCGCCTAAACCTTTTTTTAGATTATCGACGTCTGCCAGTATGGAGAGCTTGAGCGTTCTTGATCCTTCAGCCATTAGTCGAACCTCTTAACTATTGAAGTGAAAGCCTTTTCCCACTCAGCGATCAGATAACTTTGCTCAGCTCTTAAAGTCGGGTAAATAAAATATCCAGTCGATCCTCGCCCGGTCGATCCCGACCAAATTGGGAATTGCTTATATTTATTTGATCCAAATTCTGAGCCACCCCATAAATCGCGAGTAGTCGCGCCGCCACTAAATTTTTGTCCGGCAAAGCCGAACGAAATCTCGCCAATTTTAGATGACTTACTAACTTTAGCACCATCGGCAATTCGACCAGCTACGGACGCGGAATTAAGCGAACCAGCTGCCGCCGTAATTTTGCCCTGTAAATAAGTGGCAAGCGCGCTCGATTGCTCTTTAGCTTGAGCGATAGCTTCATCGTCCATCGCTTTAAATGCTCCAGTAATGGCGCGAAGTTCGGCTTTGTCGTACTGGACGACTTCCTTACTTTCCGCCATTTCGCTTCTCCAATATCTCTAGCGCTGTCAATATGTCCGCCGCGTCAACCCACTCACTCATCGGAATTCCTGTCGCGATCGACAGCTCTACGATTAAGTAACTTAGGCTTCCTCGGCTGTAGCTTTTGGGCTTTCAGTATCTCCGACTGTTATATCGACCACCATTTCGCACCATACGTCGTAAGGTTTAACTGGCTTACCAGCTGCCTCACGCTTTAAAGCGTTCCATGCTAGAAACATTAGGTCGGATATACCGATCTTTTCCTGAGCTTGCTGAATTGTAAATCCTGTCTTTTGCTCCCACTTGGCGAACTCTGGTGGTTGCGCTGTCGTGGTTGCTGTCTTGCCGTCACTCGTTTCGATATGTATTTGTAACTTCATGCTCCCGATCTCTTTTCTTATAGTGTTGGAGTTGTCACGCAAGTAAAGCTCAGCGAAATAGTCTGGGCGTCTGGAGCTGTGCCGCCAGCGCTCGGGAATATAGGCT